TAATGATATTAGAAAAGTTAGACAAGATAGAAAATCAATTAGATACAAAATTAGATAAGTCAGAGTTTCATAAGATACTAGGATTAGTAGGAACAGTAGCTGTAGTTATAGCAGCGTTTATAATGTAATTATGTGCATAGTAGAAAAAAAAGAAGATGGTTCGTTTGTTCAAATTTGTAATTGTAAGCATGGCAGTGATAATTGCAGTAATAAATAGCTTTACAAATCAGATATCATTATACTTAGTTAAACGAGAAAACAGGAGATATAATGGCAATACCTGAACGTATTAAAAACACAATGAAAAAAGAAGGTCTTAGTGGTGTTAATAAACCTAAACGTACACCTAGCCACAAAACTAAATCGCATGTTGTTATGGCTAAAGAAGGTAATACATACAAGTTAGTTAGATTTGGACAACAAGGCGTTAAAGGTGCTGGTAAAAATCCTAAAAGTAAAAAAGATAAAGCACGTAAAAAGTCTTATTATGCTAGACATAATGCACAAGGTAAACCTACATCTAAGTTGTCTGCTAAGTATTGGTCACACAAGGTTAAGTGGTAAACAAGCGTACTAATTGTTTTTACTGTAGGAAAGATTTACAGTTCTTTGATACATATAAAATGTGTATTAATCTAGGTTGTACAGAGTATAATAAACATCTTAGGAGATATGATGGCAAACAAGAAGAAGAATAGTTTAGTAAATAATATTAATAGACGTAAAAAAGCTGGTACTTCTCGTTCAAAAAAGAACTCTACAATATCTAAAAAAGCTTATAAACAATTAAAACGTGGCTGGAAATAATGCCATTACCTGAAGCATATGTTAATAATACTTCTCAAATTGGTCAGTATTGTGGTAATTGTGAATACTATATTAATAATCATTGCATTAAATTCAACGAACAAGTAGCATCATATGGTTGGTGTGCAGCATGGGAAAGTACAAATGAAGAATAATAAATGGATACAAAAAGCAAATCTTAAAAAAGATGCTTTTACTGCTAAAGCTAAAAAACGTGGTATGACAGCACAACAATTTGCAAGTAAAGTATTAGCTAGTCCTGCTAGATACGATAGTAAAACTGTTAAACAAGCTAGATTAGCTAAGACATTTAAAAAAATGGCTAAGTGAAATTAAATAACTCATTAATTATTAAATGGTTTTTAAAAAAATATTTACCAAGATATAAAATTAAAATTAAAATACAACGTAAATTACTAAAAGATAATTACGGAGAATTGTATATTGAAGATTATAATTACAAACCAAGGTCTTTTAAAATTTATATAGATAAAAATTTAAATAATAAAAAATATATAACTACTTTATTACATGAACTATGGCATATTTATCAATTTGTTGTTGGTAAAGTAAAAATTAGATATAATAAAACTTATTACAACAATATTGATGTTACAAATATTGATGATAAAAATAGATTATTCGAAATAGAAGCAGAAAAAATGGAGAAAATTTTATTAAATGAAATACGAAGTATTAAGAATTAGTAGTCAAAAAGATTCTACATCTGGATTATTATTTGAAGTTGACAATGGTAAACGTACATTTCTTTGCTACACATTAGAAGATGAACAACGTGATGTTAAAGTCTGGGGTGAAACACGTATACCTGCTGGTACTTATAAGCTAGGATTACGTACTGAAGGTGGATTTCATACTAAATACATTTCTAAGTTTGGTGCTGACTTTCATAAAGGCATGATATGGGTATTAGATGTACCAGGATTTGAATATATTTTATGGCATATAGGCAACACAGATGAAAATACTGCTGGTTGTTTATTGCTAGGTGACTCGCAAGAAAGTAATCTTGTTAAAAAAGATGGGTTTGTAGGTTCAAGTACAAGTGCGTATAAACTTGTATATCCACGTGTATTAGCAGCTATTCAGTCAGGTTTAAATGTAGAGGTTAAATATATAGATTATGATGGTAAGTTACCATTAGAAGCAAGTAATGCTAGTCCACCAGATTTAATTAGTTCTAAAGATGTTATGGAAAAATTACAAGAGATAAGTGGTGAAGTCCAATTATTATCTGCTAAACTAGATAGCAGAAAGATAGTATAATGTCAGACCCAATACAAGATTATATTGAAGAAATAGAAGGTAAAGGTGGTATGTCTAGTGGCAAAAAAGGTTCTGCTACACAAGGCCCATCTTCTGATTATCTACAATATGCAACTACACAAGAAAGTTTATCTCAATCTACATTTGTAGAACGTGATATGTTGAAGTCTATTGATGAACAATTATTAAAAGCAAAAAAAGCAATTGAAACTTCTAAAGGTAGAGTTGCACCTCCACAACCTCGTAGTGCTGCTGGTGTTAAAAAAGCTGTTGATTATGAACAAAGTTTAATAGATACTTATAATTTTTTAGAAGGTGAAAAAGCTGCTGTACAAAAATCATTAGATGCTAAATTAAAAGCATTAGGTACACCAGTAGAAGTAACAGCTCAAGAAGCTTTAGTTAAAGCTAGAACAACTGAAGGTCCAATGAAAGTTTCTTTTCAAGGTCAAAAAAAACCTCCTTATTTAACAACTGATGTTCCAAAAATAGAAGAAAGTATAAGACTTGCTAGTGGCAAATATGGTGTAGTAAAAATTGACCCTAATTTACCTGGTAGTGCTGCAACTATTGGTCCAGAACCAGCACAATCTCCACAATCAGCTGCTAAAACTGTAAAACCAACAGCAGTTTCAGATATAACTGTATCAATGGAAACTAAAAAAACACCTGGTGGTTTAGAATATAAATCTCCTACTAAATACAATGTTCCAGAAATGCGTATTGGTACTGAATTAGGAACAAATTTTAAAACTGGTGAACCAATATCAAAAGAACTCAAAGGTAAAATACCTGCAAGTCAATATATTTTAGAACGTGGTTTAAAATCTGATGCACAAATTGTAGAAGCATATAAAAAACAAGGTGCTGAATATGCAGCTCAAATAGCTGAAGAACAAATATCTATGAGTAAAAAAGAATTTGATTTTGAAACTGGCGAAGTTAAAAGTACTAGTATTGAAACAGTTATGGGAGTTAAAGGTCCTCGTCCAGAAGAAAAACCTGACCTTACTGATGCTCAAAAGAAAGCATTACAAAAAAATTTACCTTATGTAGAACCTACTACAGGAGTTACTAATTATACACCTGGTGTACCATCTCCAGATGCAAAAATAATACAAGAAACAGGTACACCATTTAAAGTACAACCTCCTACAACAAAAGTTCCTGGTGGTGGAAGTGCAGGATTTGGTGATGTAGGTAAGCCAAAAGATTTACCTAAATTATCTGTATTTACAGCTGGTCCTTTATTAAAAGGATTATCTAGAACTTTCAAAGGTAAACAATTTGGTGGTATGGTATTACCTAAGAAAACAGTAGAAGAAATGCTAGGCATGTTACCTGGCTATGGTAAAAAACCGGAGGCTTAAATGAAAGATGAATACAAAATAGTATTAGAAAAAACATTATGGACATTTGTTCAAGCATTTTTAGGTGCGTTAACAGTTGCTCCATTAGTAGGCGTAGATATTAATGCAATACAACTTGCTGCAATATCAGGTGCATCTGCTTCGTTAGTAGTAATAAAAGAGTTTGCTAAGAAACAATTAGCAGTCGTAGATAAGAAAGTGAGTAAATAATGAGTAATGTACCTTTAATTGTAGGTGGTGGAGATTATCCTAGAAAAAAACTTAAACGTAGACCTGTTGCAAAAATAATGCCTAAACAACCTGAAAAAATGCCTTATTATCCTTCAACAGGTTCTAATAAATTACCTAATGCTATGTTTAAAGAAAATTTAAAAAATGCTTTAATTAAAGTATGGGAAGATAGAAATCAAGCTAATCAAGGAACAAAATTAAATCCATAATGAAATATATAGATGACCCTGAAAAAGTAATACAACAAAAAAAATCTTCTATATATTCTGATACAGCTTCTATGGGAAGATTAGAATCTGGTATGCGTGCTAAACAAAGTATGCATTTATCTAAGATGTTTGAAGCTAAAGCTGATAAATTCTTTGCTAAAGCTGCTGCAGCAACTAAAGAAGGTGCTTATAAATACGCAGATACAATGTTTGCTAAAGGTTTACTTGCACAAGAAGAAGCTTTTAGAATGGGTTATAAAGGTATTAAACAAGAAAGAAAATCTAAATAACCTTATTACGTGTTTATTGACGCTCTCTTTTTAAAAAACCCATAAGTAAATCTCTATAAGCTCTTTTACTTCCATTAGGTCTACGACCATCATATATGTCGTGATGGTATTTACATAAGATAGCTACATTATTAATATCAAATTTACTTTGTTTATCTCTACCACCCATACCTATACCTAATATGTGTGCTAGTTCTAACCAATTTTTATCGCCACAATATGCCCACTCACAGGCATAATTAGCCCTTTTAAGAGCTTGTTCACGTAGTTCTGATAGATTGTTCATTAGTATTTTTTAACAGGTAATTTGTAAGTTTTATTTTGTATTTTTATTTTTTCATATTTAGTTGATTTACGAAACTTATATTTTAATTTAAGTATTTTGTATAATTTTTTCATTATTCCTCCTCTGGATTATACATAGTATATTTAAGTGTCAGTTCTGTATATGCTGGTATGTCTTCTGTTGTCCATAAGTAATTAAAACCATTAAGTTTACTTAATTTACAATTAGGTGTATTGCTATGATTGATAAAACCACCTAATGGTGTACGTATTATCTGTAATGTGCAGTCACAAAAGACATGAGTAAGTCCTATATTTGTACCTTTAGAAATATCTTTAACAGTAAACAGACCTAATCCGTCTATAGAACTAGGTCTGATTGTTAAATATGCAGGTAATGGCCTGTATTTAGCCATACACTGTAAAGTATCGCCCTGATGGGAAGTCCCAAGCTTCTAATATGTCACGCCATCTAACTTTGTTTTGACCTAATCCCCATTTACCTTCGTAAATAGCGTTAGATACGTACATAAATAGTTGCGTACTACATCTACCTTCAACTCTACCTACTCCTTGTGGTAGGTCTATAAGCCGTTGTATGTATCGTAATGTATTATGTGTTACTGCTCCTGTATCAGTAGCTCGTGCTTGCATCAAATCATTAGGTGCAACTTCATTTATACCTACTGTTACTCTTTTAGGTGCTAGTTCTACAATACTATTTAAGTCATGTGTAGTTGATAGCTCTAAATTTAAAGTATCTCTGTCAATTTTATATGATACCCATACTTCAGTACCATTTGCATTTAAACCTAAGAACCTACGGCCACCAAAGACTTCAACATCTTTAGCTAACTTAACTAGTTCTTTAGTTTGTTCTCTAAATTTTATACGACTAATATCATTATGGTCGTATTCAACATTATTTTTTGTACTATAATCTGTAAAATTATTCACAGCTATGTCCTTCCTCTATTTCTATTAAACAATCTTGACAAAAATATTCCATTCCTGGAACTGGATGTGACATTATTCCTCCTCTAATTGTGATAAGTGCCAATTATAATCTTTAACAAATTTGTCCATAAGAAATCTTAATTTAATCATGTTAGGTGCTACATTAAAGGTATCACTACCACATGCTTGAACAAATTGGTTACCCCAAACTTTCATGAATTTAGGATTAGTAAATATATTTATTTTATCTATATCAATTTTCTCTTTCATCAAAGTCCTTAAAGTAATTATCGTGACATTTCTCACATTTTTTATTCCAAGGTACATCTGTTACAAATGCACTTGAACAGTCTTCGCAAAGATAATTAAACAATTCCTCTAATGGTTTATTGAGTTGTTGTTTGTTCTTTAGATAACTGTATATATAATCGTTCATTGTTAGTTCCTTTCCAACATTGCTTACTGCTATTCCAATGATGCCAACCATCATTATATACCAACCACGCAGCGACAAAAGTAGCGGTGCGTGTGTTGGTCCTAGAATTAATTATACCAAGCTTAGGTTTTAACCAATACCAGGTGTCATCATTAAATTGCCAAAGACCAACATCTTTTGTGCCATTTGTATTTGTATTTATTGCGGTGGATATTCCTGTACTTTCACAATAAATAACACCTAAAGCACGTAAGATGTCTGGTTCTTCGAAATACTCAGCAACTAAAGGTGCATGATGTTCTACAACTTCTATGTTTTGTTTTACATCATAACATTCAATTACTTCATTTAAGTTATCGGCTGTAAGTAACATAGGAAACAAACAGCCGACAATTACTTCTATCATTAGCTAATAGTAGCAGCTTTCTTTGAAGGAACTTTAGTACAATAGTAATGTACTAATCCTCTTTTTTTACTAGGTAAGGTAGTAATTTCATAACCTTCTGCTCTAAGATTATGTATTATTCCACCAAACCTATGGCTATATAGCTCTGTAACAAATTCCCAATTACTAATTGGTTCATCATCCATAAACTCCTCAAATGCCCATGCAATAAGTTGAGATTTTGATTTGATAAATGCAGGTACTTTAATACCTCTAAAGTATTCAGGTATCATTAAATACCCCATTCTGTAGGTAAATCACTGTTCTTTAACCACCATGACTTACGCCATTTACCTGAATGTCCACCGCATATAGCTGGGTCATTTGTTGAACAAACAAAATCAGGTGATGCTTCACTTCTTTTGCTGTTACGATTATCGTATACCATTTGTCCACAATAAGGACATTTAAGGTCATCACGATATTTTTTCTGTTCTTCCATTTTGTTTACTACTTTCTTTACTATTCCAGATAATTCTGGATTTGGAGTAATATCTTCTACTACACCAGCTTCAACAAGTGTTTTAACCTTATCATTTAATGACATTTGGTCTAAAGCACTAGGTATTTTAGCTTCATCTGTACCAGATAATTTTTCAAGCATTTGTAAATAACTATCTAATTGTTCATTACTCCAAAACGTTTTATTATCAGGAAACTTTTTTAAACGTGCGTAGTCATTAGCTTGGCCAATGACTTTTTTACGCACATCTACATCTTTAATATGTTCAGTTATACCAGCAACAGTTGTTGCTATGAACTGTATATCTTGTTTCATTTCAATAAACTAGTATTGAATCTACCTAAAAAGATTTGACTTGTTCCAGAAACAATTCTGGCAAATTCGAATCCTTTATTGTTGTATTTTTTATTGTAATTTCTAACACGTGTATGAAATTTTGTATCAGTTCTATTACCTAATGTATCTAATACAACCCATTTATTTGGTTGTGCAGTTAATTTATTAGCATAATCATCAGTAATAAATACTGCTTTTTTCCAATTACCAGCATTATTTGCTGATTCTGGAAGTGCATCTAATACTTGACCAATTTTATATTCCATTGATAACTCTCTTTCCAAACATAATAAACTGAGTTTCAGTTCTTATATTTTTAAATTCATAGTTAGGACCATGTTTATCAGTCCAACTTTTAACTCTATGGTAGTATTTACCAACTTTATTAATATATTCAACGCTTTTTCTATCAATACCAGCTATATTTTCAATGTCCATAGCTACCCATTTATTAGGTGAAGCATCTAATTTATCTTTGTATTGTTCTTCAAACAACAAAGCACTTGCTTTTTTAGGTGCAGCTGATTCTGGTAACGTATCAAACGTTTGACCAATTGTGTATTCCATAGTTATTTATCTCCTTCTGAAGCATTTAGAATTTCATCCATAATTGCTTCCATATTTGCCAATGTTTCAGGACTTGGTTTATTTTCTTTTTTACGCATGTCTACTTTAGTTACTATAACTGATGCATCTTTTGCAGCCATTTCTGGTGTATATTCATTAGATACATAAGATGTAGCTTCTTCTTCTGATTGAGTAGAACCAGACCAAAGTTCCACGCCTAAACCGAATCTCATACATGCACGTTTGAATGCATCAGATTCAGCATCTTTAAGGTTTGTACCGTCATTAAACTTTGAATTTGTTAATTTAAATGTATCAACATCTCCAAAGCCATCATAACTTCCCATACCTTCAATAGTTATAGTGCCTTTAGCACCTACTATTCTTTTCTCACCGCCATGCATACCATAGATTGGTTCACATGACCATGAATATTTGACACCACTATCACGTAATCTTTCTACATAATTAGCGTGTGGTACATAATCTCCAAACTTACCAGATGGTGCTTTACGCACAAGTTCTGATGGGAATGGGGATAACAAGTCAACGTTATTAGTCATAACTTCCTTCCTTTTTATAAAATACGTTTCTTACGTAGGTAAAGAAACGTATGATATATTATTCTTCTTCTTTATCTAGATTTAATGTCTTCCTTAGGTCTGTAACTCCACGACTAAGTGGTTGTAATTTGATGTTTCCCTCATCATCTGCAAGAATAAAATATGGTCTATCACCTAAACCACTGTATTCTATTCCAGTTACTTTCCAATTAGGTTTGACATTTATGTCATCCATAATATACATTATACCTATATTTATTACTTGTCGTTTAATTTAACAAGATACTCTGCTGTTACACCATGATTAGGTTTAGCGAATAGTAACCATTGACATGGTCTACCCATTGACGCTAATTGTTCTAATGCATAAGTGTTATAGCTTTCAGTACTTCCATTAACCCAAACTCTTATGTCATTAACATACATTGTTGTAGGTGTATGAAAGTGTCCAGCAACTGCGTAATCAAAGTCTGGCATTAAGCCTCTTGATGCTAATGCTTTCCAACCTAGTAGTTTTTTACCAAATCCATACCATGGGAAACCACCATGTCCTCTAACATTATCACCATGCCATACAAAGAACTTACATCCTTTGCCAATATCAGCAATATCAAACCAATGATTATCGCCCTCAGAATCTGGAATAGTAAATGAAATTCGTTTATCTTTTTCATATATCATATCCATTATTTTGCCTAGCATTCTGTCTGCATTAGAGTCTGGATGATAATCTTTTCTAGCACGTCCACCTAGTGAACCGTGATTACCTATTACCCAGTGTACTTCTACTTCCACAAAGTTAGCTAGTAATATGTCAAAGAATTGTGTCAATATTCTAGGTCCATCAATTGTTACTTGGTTATATAACGAAGCATCAATTAAATGATGTTGACCTGGGAATATAAGTTCACCTTCAACTATATCTCCAGCTGCTAGGACTACACACTTATTAACTGGATGTGCATATCTTTGAACATTTGTCAATTCAACTATTTTATTTGCATATTCAATGACACGTTTTTCAGCTACTTTTGTGTTATAATCTGGCGTTACTTTTGCTAATTGAACATCAGATAATATTGCTACTGCTACTTCTTCGTTTTTATTTGCTTTGTGTATTGTTGGTTTAGGAATAATTGGTTTATCCCATGTACGAAGATTTGTAGATACAGCATCATAAACTGCATTTATCATATCAGCTTTTTTATTTTTAGCTTTCTCTAATAATTTAAGAAGTTTAAGATTATCTGCTTTTAGTTCTTGTATCTTAATAGACTCAGCCTCAGCTAATAACTTTTCTATTTCGTTATTATTCTTGGGCATTATCTACTAAGTTTTGAAAGTGATTGCGAATTGCACTTTCACTTATTTTGATACCATAATGTTCTTTAAGCAATCTGCTTACAACAAATGGTTTAATTGGTCTACCAGATAGAACTCTTGATTCTATACCATCCCAAAATGGTTTGGCTTCATCAGTTATTCTTTCTGATATACGATTAACTTTTCCTGTTTCTGCTTCAGTCAACAGTTGTTCAATATCTATCATAGGTTTCATTATAATTCCTTTCTGTTTTAATACAAGTTTTTAAATTAATAATTAATTATGTGTGCTGCCTAGCACGGTACTCACACGCTTTTCATCTTCGCATCACATCGCATTAAATTTGTTAAATATTGATTTGCTAAAACAAGGTGATGCTTGATAAACGCTTTGTTCGTAACCATGCCCGGCATGCACAAATTAGGTGTAGTGGTGTTAACTATAGGATTGTTGTTGACATGACTAGAAAACCCTTGTTCGTAATTCTCTTACGACTCTATTCCACTACGTGAACATAGCTTAACTTGTGGAAAGGAGGTCACAAGCACCATTGCTGGTTTACTATGTTCCCTACACTATACCATATTAAGTTTTATAGCATGTTCCTTTACTTCATCTATATCTTTTAGATTAATAATTTTATTACTTGTACAAATTTGCAGTACATCACGCATTAAATTCATACCACTAGAATTTTTACCATGAATACCAAATACATGCATATCTGATACCCATATTCTTCTAGGTGGTTGTGATGCTAGCCATTCTAACGCTGGACCATCTATGACATTACCACGACCTTTATGCTTGTATAAATAATTTTGATTTACACGCATACCATTTTTCGCAATAACTCGTAAGTCACCTGTATTGTAGCTGCCATTGTACATAGCAATATTAACTGCTGGTAGCAACTGCATAATTTCTAATAAATCATTTGCACTAAAGTTCATAGAACCTGATGCATCTATCAATATAGTTCCACCTAATACATGCTGTTTTTGTTTAAATATCTTTTTGTCAATACAATAACGATTTATGTATTTAGGATTGTAACCAAAATCAGCTGGTCTATATTGTCTACCATTTTTTAGTCTTGCTTGTAAATTATCAGTTAATGGTGGTTTATGAATAGTCATTGTTCCCCATTTACCAATACCAGAACTAGAATTATATTGCATTTCTTCTATCAAAGATTTACGCATACGTTCTTCTAGGTCTTTAACAGTGTCACCAACACCAGATTTAGCATCTTGATTATTAGAATTTTCTCCTGATTCTTCAAGATTGTCTTGACTTGGTTGTTGATAAATACTTTCTTCTGGTTTATCCATAAAAGTATCTAGTACTAAAGATAATTCTTCAGCAATTTTTTGTACTTTACGATAGCTAATACTAGTAGAATTATTATGTCTAACTTTTATTAATTTACTATAAAAGTGATACATTTGATTATGTGCAAATTCTAATTCCGCTTGTCTTATTTGACTGACATTCGGCTCTGTTCTGAATTTAGCCATAATTTCTTTTAATGCAATAAATTCACTAGACCATTTATGATAACTTTCATATTGGGCTCTACGATATTTATCTTTTTTATAAAAACCGTTTGATGCCTCATATGGATTAACATATTTATGGTCTTCATCTATTTCATTTGTTTTCCACATACAAGCTAAACCGTAAAGTATTATTTCTGCTATAGAACCTTTTTCTATAAGTTGTATCAATTTCATCCTAAACATTTCTAAACACATAGTTGGTTCATTTATGCCTAGATTATTAATATACATTAAATAATTGACACGTATTTCTTCTAGAACTTCTACAGCTTCTTTACGTGTTTGTGGTGATAATTTGCCCATGGTTTTTGGTGACCATTTAACATGACCTAATTCGTGTCTACGAACCATACGACCATGATTACAACCACAATATTCACATTCTCTATCCAAAGGAACAGTCATTTGATAATTCAAATTATCTGTACAAGCACCTTGACCATTTAATGTTTCTCTAACTTGCCATTCTGTACCTGTAATTATTTCTGGATAGGGATATGGTTTATTCTGCATCGACTTTAGATAACTGTATTGCATCAATTAATTCTTCGGCTTTATCACCAAATACTAATTTAGCTGCAGTTTCTATATCAAAATCATTCTTTTGTAAATCAAAGAATTCTTTCCATGAACGAACAGAAACACGAGATTCTGGGTCATCAACAATAGATGTATCATTGATAGCCTTATGCCATTCATCTGGAAATTTTGCCATAGCTTTAGGATGTATCTTGTTAATATATATTTTAACTGGGAATCTATCCTTTAATGCTAATGGCAATGATTCTGGCGGACTGTTAGTTGTAGCTACAACTTGAAAACCTGGTTCTGGTTTAACAGTTTCCTTTGTATCGTTATTGATTGTTAATTGTGCTATTTCTTGGTCATCAAGAATAGCGTGAAGAAATGTCATTGCATCTGGTGATGCATGGTCTATCTCATTAATAACAAGACGACCGCCATTTCTCCATGACTGTATTGCAATACCGTCATGCCATTCGAATGTACCGCTACTACTTGGCTTATAAAAGCCTTCTAAGTTAGCAGAAGCAGTATCTTCTGTCATAGTTACAGAAAACACATTAGGTTCTCCGTTTATATTTAATGGTGCATTTGTTTTAATTGCACTATATGATTTACCTGTACCTGGTGGTCCGTATAATAAAATACGTCTTGATTTACCAAGTACAGCATTTACTAATTTCCAGCAGTCTGCTGTATTTTCCATAGTATTTCCTTTCTATTATTCTTCTTCATCAGAAGATTTTTGAATAAAGCGACAATAAATGTCAACTTTACCTTCGTTGTTTTTTCTTTGTTGTATCTCAAACTTACCTTTATCTTTAAGATGAGATATATTTGCTTGTGTCATAGACTCTATATTTGCCTTGACACCGCTAATCCACTTATCACGAGTACCAATATTAAACCATTGGCCTGGCATAGATAACAAGACTTTAACCTTAACATCTGTCAATAATGTAGGTTTTTTACCTGTTCTATTACCAAATGGTGTTGGTGGATTTTCTAATTTCATATCTTCTGGAAACATTATTCCCCCTGTTCCTCTAGATATGTTTTAATGTCATTAATCATATTTTCATTAACTTCTTCACGATATTGATAAATAGATTGTTCTGTAAGTCTAAATAATTCATTTTTATTACCTTTAACATAACATTGAACACTTGTAGGATTATCTAACATAAAATCTTTTAGATAATCTTTTATATCTACTTCTGAATGATTTTCTGTAATATGTTCTGCATTTTCTTTTGAAAAACCATAAAAGCTTAACGCTTTTTCAGTCATTAATATTTCATATGCAGTATTAATTGCAGTTATATTTGAAACAGCTTTGACTTCAATTGAAAACAACAAATTAATAGAATCTGTTGAATCTATATCTTGGTTTTCATCAAAATCATTTATAAAAGCAAATTCAACTACATAATTTTGTTGTGGTCTAGATTTTGCAATTATATTTGTACCATTTATTTTCATTATTCTCCTTTCATATAGTGTCGTGGCGTACATAGGTAACGACACGACACATATACTTTTATTTTTTACTTTTGAGTGCTATATAAATAGCTTGTAACACATAGTTAGCGAACCAAACAGGAATTACATTGTTTATATGGTTGTTTTAATCTCTAGTGCTAGGCTAGAGTTTCCTACCTTATGCGTTCCTATGTGCTACAAGCTACCTACATACTTTGGTCTAACGGCTAGCAAGGGAAAGGTATGAATGACCTTATAAACTAGCAGTATGTTGATAGCTTTGATGTTTATTTAATTGTATCAGCTAAATCACTATATTGATAAATACTATATACACTATGCTCATGTGATAATATTTTTATATTTTCATTATTATCTGCTAGTTGAACTAAATCATCAATAGTTTTCATTGCTTCATCTGGTGTCATATCTGATGGCACTTGAAAATGTACAGTAATTTCATTAACATTTTCTTTAATACTTGTATCTACAAATATATACATACTCATACTTCATCTCCTTTTCTAATTGACATACCAGTAATACTGATATTATTTGGTATAATTACAAGTTTTTCATCAGCTAATTCAAAAGCTTTTTCTTCTGAATCAGCAACAACTGAAAACTCTACATTAGCTGTAATTTCATATCTATTTAACATTATTCTTCCTCCATTTCACTTATCCAATCTTTTATATACATATTTTCAACAACGCTAACAGCGTCATCCCAATCTTCAGCATCAAATCTGACAAGTATTTTATAAGTTGGCATTATTCTTCCTCCATAGGTTGTTGTTTAATTTGTTGTATAGCAACTAACCAAATAGCTTGTTGTTCTGGTGTCATAATTTTAAAAGCTGCATCATTTTGTTTACGCAAAACATCTATAACTTTTAATAATTGTGTAATACTTTTACTTAAACTTTTTGCTAATTTTAAATTAACACTCATTATTCTTCCTCCATATATGGTTCGCCAATAGTTTTAATAGCAGTTAAAAAATATGCCTGTTGTTCAGGTGTTAATAATTCAAATGCTACATCTATTTGTCTGCGTAATACATTTATAATTGCTACTAGTTTTTTAACGTCTGTAATCATTATTCTTCCTCATTAAATAAAATATTTTTCCATTGTTCTTTTGTAATACCAGTCATTGCTAGTTTTAAAGCAGAAAATGTTTTCATTAAATCATCAAAGAAAATATCATTAACTGTTTGTTCTCCTTTTTCATCAGTATGAAATGTAATGTCAAACATATCTCCCCATGTGTGATGTACTGTAACTGTCATAATTTTTTTATTGTAATTAGGAAATTTAATTTTTAAACCACCTCTTGATTTATCGCTTTCCTTAATTTCAATTACCTCATCACATTTGGATAAGTCAAAATTAACTTCTTCTGCATAAGCTTTGATAGCGTCTGCACTATCTGTATATTGTCGCATTATTCCTCCTCTTGATTTTTATAGTGTTTATTAATTTGATATTTAATTGCTTCATATTGCATTGCATTATGTTGACGAATTGTTTCTATAACTCTGTCATTGGTAGACCAATTAAGAGTATCACGCAACATAAACAATATAATTGTACGTAATTGTTTTTTAGTTAATTGATTTAATTTTATTATTTCATCCATAATTTTCCTTTCTAGTTAGTGCCTACTATTCAGTAGACACTAACTCTTGATTGTCAACAACTGATACAGATTTCTTAGCTTTGTAAGTTGGTGATTGTCTATGTAAATCACGTACTGCATCAATGTCAAGATACAATGGAATGGTTTTAAGTTCCCCATTTATGTATCTGCTTATCCAAGTTCTTTTATTCCATGGCACTGGTTTACCAGTAATACCGCAGATAGGTAACTCGTATTGATTTTCTTCCATAACGATTACTCCTTTCGTTTTGCTGTATATACAGCTAGTAGCATACAAATTGTGAAAACTCGAACACAAAAACAATTCATACACTACCAGCTATATACACTTATCAAGTGTTTGTTAATAATCAACTAAAAAAATGGAAAGTGCTGTGCAAAAGCAACAGCACTCTCCAAAGGAATATATTAAAATGGTATATCGCCAAAATCAGATGAATCAACATCTAATTTCATATCTACATTTAGAACTTTTAAATCAGCTCTATATCTAGATTCTGCTTTATCTTCATGATAATCAATAACTGCTTGGCCAACTAAATTTTTTACTTGGTCTAATTGATAGTCATTAAGAATAGTTCCTAATGTTGTAATTGCTTTATCTATTTCTACTATATTCATAGTTTCTCCTTTTTTATTAGTATATATTTATATATACCATAGAGTGTACATAAGGGGATATACACTCTAGCTATATATTATATTTTAAGTTTACTTTGTTCGTAAATTACTTCATCTATTTCTACTTCTTTTTTAAGTTCTATAGGTGTAATAATTACATTAGTTCTTTGCTTACCTAAATTATGAAATGTCCAAATATTTTCGTTCATCTCAAATATTTTTACTCCGCATGAACTATGAACAAACAATGGATATTTAGCGTTAGTCTTTTTAGAAAAATACCAATATCTATCTCTCATAGTTTCTACATCTTGCGAACAATATCCGCATACAACAGTCTTCATATAATCTCCTTTCATGAAAAGTTGTCGTATTCAAAAGATATACGACAACGATATACTGTTATTCTTTACTAAATAGCCATACAAGTATGACAATAGCTGTAAACATTAGTCCTAGTGTCAACCATTTAGCACTAATAGTCATTAGTCCTAATATATCCATTATTTATTCCTACTTTCTAATATCATACTAATATCTTCTTCTATTGAATCCCAAAAAATAGCTCCTACTATGTAATCGCCATGCAACATTTCAAGTTCTTCTTCTGTAAAATCAGTTTTAAATTCTTTATTAAACTTGATAGTAAATTGTTTTAAGCTATCTTTTCCCATACTTATGTATTTTTTATCTATAATTCGCCATAAATATTTATATACATAATTATAATACAAATAGCTTTTCCAATTAATCTCTAAAAAGCTCTTTCTAATTTGCTTAAATTTATTATTCATTATTCCTCCTATATAGATATAACGCTTACGTAAGTAAAAGCGTTGTATCGACTTATCACGTGTTTGTTAATAGTTCCATATAAAAAAAACAGAAGGCTGGGATATTTAATCCCAACCTCCTGTAATACAGACCTATTATTTCTGAGCTTCTAATAGGATATTTTGACCGCAAGGCTTGCATAAATTACGATACCAAAACTCGTAATTAACATAATTATTACCTTGTTTTTTACTTCGGCTTTCTCTAAAGTTAAAACCTAATTTAACTTGTCTATCGCCTTCATGATTAGAAGCCTTGCACTCAAAAGTCTTAGCTTCAGTATTTGTTTCTTTAGCTGTAGTATCTACAACTTCTTCTTTTATTTCTAGCATTTAATCTCCTTTATAGTTAACTAGAGAAACAAACAGTATGTCTGTTCCGCAAGGATAACAGACATACAGACCTTGAAGTTCAGTACTCATTTAAGTAACTTTCTTTTGAACTTATTATTCTAGAAGTATGGACTTACATTATCCTTCAAGGCATATCATTTAACTACCATAGGTCTGTATTTAAATTTATATACTGGTCATATGTAGGTACTATATGTATATACAGATACAGTATACATATACAGTACAAAATAAAATACATTACCTACTCAAAAAGAATACTGTATCTGTATATCCTTTGACCTACATATGTTAATCTTGACGTTGCATATATGTTATGTATGTCTAAAAAAATATCCTGGTAATTTTTTATCTAGAAACCCCAGTAATTTCAGGCATGAGCGGGCATAGAGATTATTGATGCTGATTAAACCTGTTCTAGTGTTCTTGGGTACTGCCTTTGCCTTTCTAGTGTACAGTATTACCTGTCAGCAGCTTTTGATGTCCCGGTCACCGCTTTACCTGTTACAAAATACTATGGTTTAATGTTTGTAATTAACAGAACTATAGCATATAATTCACACTATACAAACATCTACGGAGGAATAGTTAAAACATGGTAGATACTAAACATAATGTTGTTTGCATAGCAAATGGATGTAGAAAAAAACTTAAAGGCAAGCAACGTAAATTTTGTTCTCCTACCTGCCAAAAACGACAGTTTGCAGCCGACAAACGGCACAATGATAGAATTGTAAAACCAATTAATATAGAACGTAATTCTGATGAGGGTGATTACGCTTCTGTACGAAGGGGTCAGCATTACCGAGCTTTCGTAAGCGAAGGTATAGCTGATGCAGTTGCAACTGGCGAGATGGCAGTAGCTGAGGCGGCTTCCCTCCTTGGCTGTTCTTCAGCTACTGTCAGCAGAATGATGGCAGCATACAAAATAGATTTACGCAACGAAGTTGCAGCAGAAGATTGGGAACTATCCGCTGAAGCTGAAGCTGCATTAGAAAATTTTTCGAGCTTTCGCTCTAGATACTTTAGAACAGAACTGGGCAAAAAATATGAAACTGCACCATTCCATGTCAATTGGATAAATAATATAATTGATTCTATAAACAACGGTAAAGAATTATTAATACTGTCACCCCCACGACATGGAAAGACTGAACTGTTAATACACTTTGCTGTATATCAGATATGCAAAAACCCTAACGTACGTATTATGTGGGTAGGTGGTAACGAAGATATAGCTAAAAATGCGTTATCTGCTGTACTTGATGTACTAGATACAAATGAAGAATTAAGAGATGACTTCTGTCCTCCAGGCATGTCATTTAAACCTGATAATAGGTCAGGTAAAAACTGGTCACAAAATCAATTTACTGTAGGTACTAGAACAGTTGCAGGTATTAAATCACCTACAATGGTTGCTGTAGGTAAAGGTGGAAAGATATTATCACGTGACTGTGACATAATTATTGCAGACGACATTGAAGACCACCAAACTACAATGCAACCTGGTGCAAGAGAAAGTACAAGACAATGGTGGACTACAACATTATCATCTCGTAAAGAGGAACATACTGCTGTAGTAGTAATTGGTTCACGTCAGCATCCTGATGATTTGTATAATCATTTACTTGAATCAGATAATTTTACAAGCATAGTAGAAACTGCACATTCATTAGATTGTGCTATACCAGAACACGAAGAAGATATGCATACTGATTGTATGTTATGGCCTACTAAACGTACTTTTAAATGGTTAATGTCTAGATTACATTCTGCAGAAAGTACAGGTGGTAGGCAAACATTTGAAATGGTATATTACAATCAAGCATATGTAGAAGGTACACAAATCTTTACTATGAATATTATTGACCAATGTATGCGACCTGATTTAGTACTAGGTCAAGTTTATAAAAATTTATATTTAGTTGCTGGACTAGACCCTGCATCATCTGGTTATCAAGCTGCTGTACTTTGGGGTATTGACCAATATCGTGGAGAATTATATTTAATTGATTTAGAAAATAATCAAGGTGGCGGTATTAGAGCAGCACTTGACCAGATGGCTGTATGGTTACGTGATTACGATTGTAGACATTGGATAGTAGAAGAAAACGGATTTCAGTCTGCAATTCGTATGGACGAAGGTATAAAAGAATTTACTTTACGTACAGGTATTACAGTACAAGGACATCTTACAGGTAAAAATAAACATGACCCACTTTATGGTGTAGGTGCTATGGCAGATTTATTTGAAGATAGAAGAATACACTTACCTGTAGGTGATGGTATGTCAAATGCAAAAGTACAGCAATATAGGCAACAACTGTTATACTTTGATGGTAAGCCTGTTTCAAAGCGAAACAAGTCAAAAACTGATATAGTTATGGCTAGTTGGTTTCCTATGAAGGTTTTCAGACGTATGCAAAAAGAGCATGCTGCTGATATAGGATTAGATTACAATCCTAGTTATGGAGATTACAAAATGACGGAGATGAATAACGCACCATGGGCATAGAAAATTTAGATGTTAAGTCATACAAAGAAGTTTTAGCTAATGCAGCTAATTTAACTTCTGGTAAAAATGTTCAATCTAGACAAATAAGCAAAGCTAGAATAAAAGCTATTTTAAATGGTGGACCAGATGGTATTAAAGCATTACTTGGTGAAACAATGGAAACATCAGATGCTGATTTATTACCAGCTCCTAACATGTTGCAGTCTGGTATTGATAGACTTGCACAAAAAATATCTGGCGTACCTAATGTACGTGTAGATATTCCTAATGATGTAGATTCTGCTAGAGCAAAAAATAGAGCAGAAAAACTTGAACGCATTGTTACAAGTTATGATGAAAAACAAAATTTAAGTTTACAATTAGCACAAGCTTCTAGATGGTTACCAGGTTACGGTTATTGTGCTTGGGTAATTACAACTAAAAGAGATAAAAATGGTTTTTATTATCCTAGTGCTGAACTACGTGACCCATTTGATACATTCCCAGGTAACTTTGGTCCAGACCAAAAACCTAGAGAACTTGCTGTTGTGCGTAGAGTACCTAGATATAAACTTGCACAGATATATCCAGAATTTGCAGAACAAATTTTAAAACAAGATGATGATGATGAAACAGGACAAGAATATCAAGATTATGCTACACCATTTATGTCATATGATACTAACCGTGAACAACAATGGGAAGATAATACTTCTCAAGGTGTACGAGTTATTGAATATTATGACCAAGGTGGAACATACATAATATTTCCTGAACGTAGATTAATACTAGATTTTATACCTAACGTACTATCAACACCACCATTTGTATTTGTTAAAAGAGTATCTTTTGACATGCTTAAAGGACAATACGACCATGTTATTGGCTTGATGGCTATGATGGCAAAAATAAATATTATGTCAGCAATAGCTATGGAAGATTCTGTGTTTACAGAAACTAACATATCAGGTGAGATAGAATCTGGACAATATAGAAAAGGTAGATTTGCAGTAAATTATCTTGCACCTGGTACACAAGTTTCTAAACCACAAAACAATATGCCATATCAATTGTTCCAACAAATTGATAGGTTAGAGCGTCAACTTAGATTAGTAGGTGGTTATCCAGTTACTGATGACGCACAGTCACCTAATAGTTTTGTTACTGGAGCTGGACTTCAAGAACTTAATGGTGCTATGTCATTAATGATTAATGAGTATAGAGAAATCATTAAACATGGTCTTATTGAAATGGATTCTAAGAGATTAGAAATGGATACTGTTTTGTCTTACTCACAAGCTATAGGTAAAAAACCTATGGCTGGTTATCTAAACGGAACAGCATTTTCTGAAAACTATAATCCGCTACGAGATATTGGTGGAGATTATAGAACAAGACGTGTCTATGGTGTTATGGCTGGATTTGATGAACCACAAAAAATTGTAACTGGTTTGCAATTATTACAAGCTGGTGTTATAGACGTAGAAACTTTACAAGATAATATTGATGGTTTAGAAAATATACAAAAAGTTCAAGAACGTATTCGTAAAAATAAAGCAGAAAACGTTTTATTTGATGCTTTATTACAAAGGTCTGCACAAGGTGATGTACAAGCAACTATGGCTGCTATAGCTGTTTATGAAAATCCAGCTGCTATATTAGATATATTTAGACAGTTCTATACACCACAAGAACCACAGATGACACCTGAGCAAATGGCTATGATTGAACAACAAATGATGCAACAACAAATGGGACAACAACCTCCTAGTATTGCTGCTGCGTTTGGAATGTAATGAGATGGATGAATTTTACGAAGGTGAATTTTGGGAAATGGTTTACCAAGAGTATGGAGTTGTAGACGAACTAGACATTCTTTCTGAGAATGTTATAGAAATTATACAACCTCAACCAGGTATAATTATTTTAATAACAAAGGATATGTATGGGGAACAAGAAACGGACTAATAGAGGTGGCTACAGACAACCAGCTGAACCTGCTTATGTAAAAGCTGCTGGACCTGGTGCTAGAGCTGGAGCTAACAGAACTGATGGTGGAGCTGCTAGTCTTAAACAACCTATTAGAAGATTACCTGATGCAGGTTATCAAGAAAATAAAGCATTTGTTGCTGCTCAAGAAGCTGTAAATGGCTTACCTAAAGCTGCACCTACACCTGCTCAAATAGTTAAATCAGCTGGTGGTAGTAAACCACAAGTTTTTACAGGAACAGAGTTACCTGGACAAGACCCTAGAGCTGGTGGTGCAACTGGTCAAAGTATTGGTGTTGAAGCTATAGCATCTGCACAAGATGATGTATATGTTTTATTAGATGTACTTGATTCAAGAAATCCTAACAATCCTTTAATACAACAACTTAAAAATACAAGAGCAGTACAAAAATATAATAAAATATAATGCTTAACGATATATACGATATAAGCAATTTAGGTAATCAAAGTCAACGTTTAAAATCACGTTATAAACAAATGAATGATTATATTGCATTAAATCCTGCATTTGAACAAAGATATTTAGCATTAACAGAACGTTATAATTTTCCTCCTGAATTATTAAAACCATTAGCTGAACAAGAAGATATACCTGTAGATGCAAAAGCATTACAAGAATTAAGCGATATGTGGGTTATGGAAAAAGCTGTACAAGCTGCTAATGACTGGGCTGATGTTTCAAAAGAATATAAATCTCGTGGTTACAACGATGATATGCAAATGAATATGTTACAAGTATTTGGTATTGGTTATGGAATTGATAATGCTTTATGGATGCTTAGAAAAGGTGTAGAAGCAGTTACACCAATTGAATTTGATGAATCATTTGGAGAAATTGATATACCAGGATTTGGCCATTTAGATTTAACTCCGGAAGATTTTGTTGGACCAGTTAAAATGGCTAAAAATTTGTCTTTATGGACAATGGCTACATTTGATGCAATATCTGAATTATATGTAAAATATTCTCCAAGTTATCGTTCATCTATTGAAAAACCATATTTAGATAAACAAACAAATAAATTAATTTATCCAGAAGAATATGAAAAATTAAGTCCAATTAAAAAACATATAATGCAATATCCAGGTTTGAATTTATTATTACCAGAAAATAAAGCTTTATTTAATGGACGTGTATGGGCATATGCTCAACAAATGAATGCTATGGATGAATATTTAGAAAAAGGATATACTCAACAATATGCACAACAATTTATTCCTATTGATTTATCTAAAACAGAAGTTAAAGGTTTAGGTAAAAAAGGTAGTTGGTTACAAGAAACCAAAGATTGGATTAAATTTGCACAAGAAGCAAAAAAACAAGGTGGTAGTCCATATTTATTTGATATGCTTAATCAAGTACGTTCAGGTCAAGCAGTAAACTATAATAGAGAAAATATTGTTAGTGTTGAAAGTTTAATGGCTAAAGATAGTCAAGGAAATTATAAACCTGAAATATTAGAATTAATACAACGTGGTTGGTCTGATAAAGATGCTGAAACAATTTGGTATGCATACAATGGAAAACCTATTGTATTACCAAATGAAAATGGAACAATTAATTG